ACTGTGGAATTATAATACAATGTTAAAAATAGATGACAAGGACTTTGACGCTACCAATCCCGGCGTCTGGTGCCACAGTCTACACAGCCTGATGAGCCGTGAAACATTTACCAGTTGGGATGATTACAAAGGCGACAGAGAATTATGAAATGGCTAGACAACTGGATATTACGGCGTGCCAAATATCTCAGAAACCGCGGTGAAACATTAGCAACAATAAGTAATCTTGAGACTTCTTTCAAACAAGATGTGTCCAGCATTGGCAGTAGCAAACACAGAATGAACTTTACTGTGTATCGTGCCAATGGTGGCATGATGGTAGAGTACAACAGATACGACGAACGTAAGGATCAACACTCTTGTGAGTTACACATTGTACATCCTGATCAAGACCTTGGTTCGGCACTGGCTAAGATTGTGACATTTGAAAGTTTGAAATCTTAAAATGGCAAAAATCAAACAAGTCAAACATTTGGTAGGACAGTCAGTGCCGCCAAAGACCAACGGTGCAGCCGGACGAGAAGTAGAAGAAATAATGGCAGCGCATGGCTGGCCCATGGATCGTCGTGGGCAGGGAGTTGATGTGCCCGCATATGGATTTGAAGTAAAAAGCAGAGATCTAGATTCAACGTCGGCTCAAAGCATAGGCAAGATGTTGCCCGAAGACATCAAAATCACACCGTATCCTGAATCTCCCATTCATGATAAAATACAACAACAACTCAGAGTAAAGACTCAAGACCAGGTCATTGTCAGCGCCGACATGTATGATTTTAGTAATCCTTTCATACAACAAAAGATTGAAGAATCGTACGAAACAGCTAGAGAAAAAATTGTTGCAGGCGATGACAGCAATTACATATCTGGTGGACCATATGGCTATTTCGAACGTACCAATCCCAAAACGTCTAGATCTTATGATTTTAGACTGACTGACCGTGCAATGGAAAAATTAGAAAACATGGCAACTTCAACTTTCAAGGACTTATACGAATGAATCAACTAGACAGAGATCGAACAGAACGTGTGATGTCAGCGGCCCAGCGCCAGATCTGGGTCACATGGCAACGTGAAGGCATTCACATGTATCCTGCTGCCGCCACAGATCCCAACTTGGCCGATGTGTCATTTCTTGCCAATCCCCATCGTCATATTTTCCATTTCCGAGTGTGGATTGATGTGTTCCACAACGATCGAGATGTGGAGTTTATCCAGTTCAAACGCTGGTGTGAGTCGCTGTACAACAGTGACAATTCCGTACTGAGTCTCGACTACAAAAGTTGTGAGATGATAGCAGACGACCTATATATACAAATAGCTGATCGCTATCCTGGTCGTGTGGTACATATCGAAGTGTCGGAAGACGGCGAAAATGGCGCACTGATCAGGTACGAATTAACCAAACCTAACCTCAACATTGTCATCTAATGAAACTGTATCAATCACAAATATTAGCCAATCTAGATGACTTTAGAGTTTCCAACATGCCAACGGGGCTCATGAGAGAGCGAATTGATATGTTCTTGTTATGGAAAATTATTGAATACTTTGATCCAAAAAGGCTATTAGAGATTGGGTTTTTTGCAGGACAAAGCACAGGCATCATGATAGAGGCAGCTGGTCTAGATTCGGCGATAACTTCAATAGATATAGATTTTTCTTTGAGACATATATTTGAAAACATTTTTCGAAATCATAATATAAATTTTATCGAAATTGACAGTATGCAACTTGAGTTGAGCAGCAATGAAAAATATGATTTTGTATCTATTGATGGCAATCATGATTACAAATATGCATTAAATGATTTACATAAGTGCTTGCCTTGTATGCATAAAAATACCATATTACACATGGATGATTATTACTTGCCTGGGGTAGAGCAAGTGATATGTGAAGAGTTGTTAGGAAAACATGATTTTGTACCATTTTTGGTAGGAGACCAGGCTATGTTTTTTCATCATGTTGGACATTCTGCAGATGAGTTTTTGGATGAATGGATACAGGATAAATCTAAAAATTTTATCCATTTTGAAAATACAGAAATGTTTGGTCATCTTATGTTGAGAGCTAAACTACCAAACATATTTGTCGACCATCCAGAGATGTTCCGTCAATCTCTAGAATTTTATAAACTATAATTATCAAGGAAGCATTATGGCAAGACCCACATTTAAACCCAATCCCAAAGTCCTAGAGATCCAAGAGGATCTTGAAGTTTACCTGGAATTCTGTCAGGACTATGGCTATCGCTATAGCGAGTCCGACTTGTATAACTTCAAGAGTTATGCATGGCAACAATTCAACAAGTGGCATCAAGGCAAGAACGCCAAGAACATGTGGGATGAGGACACTCGTCGCTTTGCCGGAGATCGCAGATAGTATGGAACCACAGTATTTGTATGGTGGGTCCAGTTGGGCTAATAGAAGTTACGATCCAGGTCAAACTCCCAAAACCAGCTTGGCAAAAGAATGGAATATACCTTATTACAATTTGTCAAAAACTGCCATCAGTGTGTTGGAGTCCTTAAAATTAGTTAGTGACCATCCTAATAAAACATTACCTATAGTTTTTCTCTATCATGACCCAGTAACTGATTTACAATCCATTACAGGCATGTCATATAAAGAGTTTATCACTAGCAAAGACTGGAAAATTATCTGGAATCAGTGCAATCAACACTGTCTTGACAAGATCGACTCACTTGATCGACCTGTATTATTGATAGGTGCTGTAGCTGGGGTCAATGACCAGGCATATAAAAATATCACTGTGGGCCATTACAATTGGCAATTATGGCTGGCTGAGCAGGCTGGAATGAAAGTGGTCGATCAAACTGTGCATGTTGCTCCTGCAGATGGTGGAAATTATTGTCTAAATTATTTTTGGGGTGCAGAACATGTGCAAAAATTTTTGCATGAAAATCCAACTGTTGACCCAGACAAAACAGCATTAGACGCAATTTGGGACGTTTTTTTCTTTTGGAAAGAATTAGAAAAAGCTAATTTATTTTTTGAAGTGCATCCTAATTATAACGGTAATAAATTATTTGCAGAATTTTTAAAACCAACTGTGTTAAAATTTCTTGATGAACACAAATAATATATTGATAATTGGAGACAGTTTTTCATCAGATACCTGCTCTGACAGTTGGACTACCATGTTAACCGACTGCAAAATCACAAATCTATCCAGCAACGGCAGTAGTGAATACCGAATTTATAAAAAATTAATCAACACTGACCTAACACCATTTAGTCATGTGATTGTTGTACACAGTAGTCCTTATAGAATTTACATTGATCATAATCCATTGCATTCAGCCAGCCAAACACATCAAAATTGTGATCTAATTTATCAGGATGTAAAGTCAGCAGCCAAAACAAACTTTACTCAAAATGTCGCATGGTACTTTGAAAATGTTTTTAATCTAGAAGAAGCAGACACCGTTTACCGCTTACTGGTGGAAAAAATAGTTGACATGACTTCGCAATACCGATCATTGCATTTGACTTTTTTTGAAAATGAAAAAAACAACAGCGTTATTAATTTGCATTCTATTTGGAAACGGTATCCTGGATCCATTAATCATTTGGACACCATTGGCAATAAAGAAGTTGCAAAATTTATTAAAACTGTGTATAATTTGTAAATCTCCCAAGAAAAAACTATATGAAAAAACTTTATTACATGGGTCTCGAAAGTTACGAGGCCCGTTACACTCTACAACTAACTGAATGGAATCGACGTGTGTTTGAGCGTCGTGGCCTAGATGTGGTATATGTGCCCGGTGTCACCATTGACAATACACAAAGCATCAGTGTTGGACAGGTGCTGGATGCACATGGCCGCAGTTACTTTGCCATGAGTCAAATGATGAACTTGGTTCAGCTGATGAAGAATGGCGAAGTAACTGCGGAAGATGTCATCTACTTTGAAGACATGTTTCAACCTGGCATTGAAAGCCTGCCCTACATCATGGACCAGATTCCCGCAGAACAACGCCCACAAGTGTTTGTTCGCTGTCTAGCACAGGCCATTGATCCCGATGACTTTGTGCATGTGTGGGGCATGGCTGGCTGGATGAGCACTTATGAAAAGATGGTCAATCAGTTTGTTACAGGTGTGCTGGCCACCAACGAAGAGATGGTGGCTCACATGCGAATCGCAGGCTGGACTGCTCCAATCTACAACATTTCGGGCTTGGCATTTGGCAAAGAAGAAGTTTTAGAACGCATTGGTGGCAGTGCAAACATCAAGCCATTTGCAGATCGTCCGCGACGTGTGGGCTTTGCTGCACGTTGGGATCAAGAGAAACAACCAGGCTTCTTTATGGACTTGATTGAGATGTATGAGCAGCTCACCAGCGAGCCTTGTGAATTTGTGATCTACTCAGGTGGACCTCTGCGCAGCAACAATCCTGAATATGTGACCCGTGCCAGAATGTACGAGCAGGAAGGCAAACTCAAAATCTATGACAACATTACAAAAAATGATTACTACGCTCACCTTAATAATACTCGTGTGCTGTTTAATTGCGCCCTTCAAGATTGGGTTAGCAACACAGTCAGTGAAGCAGACACTCTTGGCTGTAATGTTTTATACCCTGCTTATAGGTCTTTCCCTGAAACTTTTTCTAATGACCCTAACAGGCTTTATGTTCCTTGGTCAATAGATGATGCCTATCACAAAATGCAAAATCTCCTGCGTGAACCACATCACAACATGGGCTTGATTAGTGATTGGAATAATGGTACCATCGATCGTGTGATAGACATCATAAGCGGTGCAGGTGAGCAATGGAATCGTGCTGGCAACAGATATAGAGATCATGTGGCTACAGACAAGTATCACGTGAGGAGGATTGAAGATTGAGGTTTAGACTAATTGAAGTTTTTGTAATTAATTTATGAAAACATCTGTATTATTAATTGGCGCTTCGGGCGGGATAGGATCAAACTTGGGCAGCCTAATGACCGACTCTAAACAATACACAGTTACTCCATGGTCTTCAAAAGAATTAGATCTCAATCATCCAGAACAAATATTTGAGCGTGATTTTACTCCGTATGATATTCTTGTTAATTGTGCCGGACATAGCCAAGGCACATGGCAAGGATTTTTAAAAAACACTTGGCAAAATCAACTAAGTCAAATTAATGTAAATTATATTTCAAATTTATTTTTATTTAAACATTACGCTAATTCTAGAAAGCAAGGACAATTTGTTTGGTGTAGTTCTAATGCAATAGATACTCCCAGTACCTATCAAAGTGTGTACGGCGGAACAAAAATGGCTAGCAAATTCTCACTTGACTTAATTGCCACCGAAGCCACTCACATTAAAATACTCGAAGCAAAGATTTCATTGACTAAAACTAATATGCGCTATCGTAATTTTGAAGGCACCAAAACTGCTAATGAGATTGAGCAATCATATTACAATAATGCTCTTGATCCCAAGAGAGTAGCTCAACGTATGTTAGACGCAATAACACAACAATTAACGCAGGTGATAATAACATGAAAACAGTAATAGTTACCGGTGCTGCTGGATACATTGGCGGGCAAACTGCATTGATGTTGGCTGACTCGGGACACACCGTTATTGGCATCGATCGTAGGCCCTTGCCGCAGCATCTTGAAGATGTCATGGACTTTGTGCAAGCAGATTTTGACAGTGAGGAATCTTATTGCAAGTTGATTTCTGTGTGGCCCACCGCCATTGTACACTGTGCAGGCACCAGCTTGGTCGGGCCCAGCATACTGCATCCCAGCGAATACTACGACAACAATGTGGTCAAGACTCTCAGACTGCTGAACATTGCTATGTCTGCTGTGCCAAAAGCCAGATTTATTTTTAGTTCTAGCGCAGCAGTGTACGGTGAACCTATTATGACTCCATGTCACGAAGTTGATCCCCGTGAACCTATCAGTCCTTATGGTGAAAGCAAGATGATGGTGGAGCAGATCTTGGAAAGTTATCATCGTGCATATGGGCTAGACTATGTGGCATTTCGTTATTTCAATGCCTGCGGTGCTGACAGTCAAGGTAGACACGGACAAGAATCAGGTGCCACACACATCATTGCCCGAGTGTTGGAAGCTATTAGAGACGATACAGAATTCACACTAAATGGAGTAGACTTTGCCACTGCCGACGGCACCTGCATTCGTGATTATGTTCACGTGGATGACATTGCTCGAGCACACAGTCTGGCTATCTATCATGATGTTCCCGCAGGTATATACAATCTGGGTTCCAACAACGGTGTTAGCAACAGAGAAATCATTACTGCTGCTGAGCGTGTGACTGGACGGAAATTAAAAGTTGTCATGGGCGAGGCCAGGCCAGGAGACCCGGCTGTGCTCACAGCCAGTGCTGTCAAATTTGGTCAGGTAGCCAAGGATTGGCGACAGTTTGAATTGGATAACATGATACAACACGCTTGGAACTGGTATGTTCGAAAAAATTCTTGAGTTTGAAACAGCCCTAGCCCAGTTCACTGGTGCTCAATATGTGGTAATGACTGATTGTTGTACTCATGCCATTGAACTGTGCATGAGGTATGACCGTGTGGAGTTTTGCGCATTCACCCCATACACCTATTTGAGCATACCCATGCTCATGCACAAATTGGGTATCAAGTATGTGTATGAAGAGGACGATCCTGCGCAATGGATTGGTGAGTATCGTTTTAGAAAAACTAGAATCTGGGACAGTGCTCGACGTTTGGAACACAACATGTATCGACCAGGACAGATACAATGCGTAAGTTTTGGACATGACAAACCTTTGAACATTGGGCGTGGTGGTGCCATACTGTTGGATGATGCTGAGGCTTATCGTGCCTTGTTGGCCATGCGTTATGATGGCAGAGATTTGACTGTGTCTCCCTGGGTTTCACAACAAACTTTTCGAGTTGGCTATCATTATCGTCCCACAATTGAAGAGGCTCAATGTGGGCTGGCACTGCTGAGTCAGTATCAAAGTCAACCACCACGCAAGGTTATCTATCCAGATTGCAGACAAATTTCCATAGTCAGTTGACGCACAAATCTAAATAGTGTACAATCAAACACTGGAGTAACAATGCAAGAAAAAAATTTATCACAGGTGCTTAGAGAACAAATGCAGTCCCGAGGTCAACGCTTCTGGGCCGGCGACAACATTAGTGACTACATGAGTGATGCCATCAAAGAAAAGCTCATTGACGAAGCTACCCTGGCTTTTGAAGGCGTGCTGGATGCACTGCTGATTGATCGTGCAACGGATCCCAACTCAAAAGGCACAGCTCGACGCTTGGCCAAGATGTACTATAACGAAATAATGGCAGGAAGATATGAACCAGCACCAGATGCAACAGCGTTTCCCAATGATTCACAAGATCGTTACGAAGGTATGTTGGTGGTTAGAAGTGAACTTCGTAGTATGTGCAGTCATCATCATCAACCAGTTAGTGGGGTCGCCTATATTGGAATCATCGCCGCTGCCAAACTCATTGGCTTATCTAAGTATACTCGGATTGCTCAATGGTGTGCTCGTCGAGGAACACTACAAGAAGAACTGTGCATAGACATTGCCAACGAGATCATGGCAGCGACTGATTCAAAAGATGTTGGTGTGTACATACAGGCCACACATGGTTGCTGTGAGAATCGCGGCATCATGGCACATTCAAGTCTTACACAGACCACTGTGCTGCGAGGTGCTTTCAAAACAGACGACAGTGTGAAAAAAGAGTTCATGGACAATATTAAACTACAGCAGGAGTTTGCACCAAGATGATCATAATTACAAATATCACAGGTGAAATTCAATTTCACTGGGAACCAGGGCTTTTAGAGTGGTTGCAGGAACACTATCCTGCATCTCAGTATAGAGTAGTAGAATTAACTTAAAGGAAAAATCATGTTTGGTACAAACTACAGCAGTCAAGGTGTTTTAAATTATCGGTCAGCAGAAGAAATCAATTCGGCCATGGGTCGTGTGTATGGGCACATGAGTCTTGCTGTGTTGGTCAGCATGCTGGTCAGCTATTGGATTGGTACTACCCCGGAACTTTTGCAATTCTTTTTTACCGGGGTGTTGAAATGGATTGTGATTTTTGCACCACTAGCAGCCATATTTGGTGTGAGTTACGTGTTGGCCAATGATCCGTCAAAGCAAGTGGCACAGTTGTGTCTACATGGTTTTGCGGCCTTGATGGGCCTGAGCTTTGCAATGATTTTTGCGGTGTTTACCATGGGATCAATTGTGAGTGCATTCATGGGCGCTGCCATCTTGTTTGGTGTAATGAGTGGCTATGGTTACTTTACCAAACAAAGTTTGGATAGCCTGGGCAAGTTCATGATTGTGGGTTTGATCGCCATCTGCATTGCCAGTATCGTTAATATCTTTATTGGCAGCACCGTGATGCAGATGGTGATCTCCGCATTGGCTATCATTATCTTTCTGGGACTCACTGCCTACGATACACAAAAGATTCGCGAAGAACTTTCAATGGAAACCAGCGCGGCTGCAGAAGTACGTGGCGCATTGACTTTGTACATGGACTTTATCAACTTGTTCTTGAATTTGTTGCAGTTGTTTGGCGGCAGAAAAGAATGATCAAGTACGAAACATTAGAACAAGCACAAGCCGCAGGAGTGGCACCTTGGGACTTGGCAGTTGAACGACTCACAGCATTTAGTGTAGCGGTGTTTCAAGATCGATATCCGGTAACATCGGGACACTTGTTGTTTGTGCCACAATACAACACAGATACAGTGATCATGGATTGTTTTCGAACAGCCATGCAGGAAGGTCGACGAATGGTAGCCGATGGCGAATGTGCGTCATTTAACATTGGCATCAACATGGGTCGGGAAGCAGGACAAACTGTGATGTACCCACATGTGCATTTGATACCACGCCGTGTGGGCGACTGTGCTGATCCTGTAGGTGGTGTGCGTGGAGTTATTGTAGGGCAAGCCAATTACAAAGCAGACGGCTATCAACTGCCTGTATAAATATTTTTAAGCGGCCTTTGGCTTCATCCCGCTATACAAACTCTGCTGCCTATGCTATAATCTAACATAGGGAAATTACAATGGCAAAATATTACTCAACAAAACACTACGGGCACAACATTGGCTTGAGTGCTGTATTCCGTCAACCCAACGCAGATCATTCACACTGTCACTTGCTACACGGTTACAGTCTAGCGTTCACATTCACATTTGGGTGTGATCAGCTAGATGATAAAAATTGGGCCGTCGACTTTGGCGGTCTTAAAGAAATCAAAGCCTGGCTAGAAGATCACTTTGATCACAAGTTGGCTTTAGACAAGGCAGATCCATACCTGGCCAAGTTTCAAGAACTAGAAGCATTGGATCTAGCTGAGATCCGCATCTTTGATGGTGTGGGTGCAGAGAAGTTTGCCGAACATGCTTTTAACTTTGCTAACCAACTGATTCGAGATAAAACTAATAATCGTTGTTATTGTGTCAGAGTTGAATGTGCTGAACATGGTGCTAACTCAGCTATATACGAAGTTTAATAAAATGGGATTATTTATATGAAAGAGGAGACAATGAACAATCCAGAATTTGATATTGCTATACTGTTGCCCACACGTGGGCGAGCAGAAATGTTAGAAAAAAGCATTCAGAGTTTGGTCACACTGGCCCAGGATCCAAGTCGTGTACAATTGATGTTTGGATTTGACAATGACGATGATATTGGTATGAAACATTTTGTCAATGTGGTTCAGCCCTGGTTGGACCAACAAGATGTCAGCTACACTGCCATGAAGTTTGAACCCATGGGTTACATCCGACTCAATCAGTATGTGAATGCATTGGCTCTGGCCAGTGATGCACATTGGTTGGTTTTTTGGAATGACGATGCTGTGATGCAAACACAGGACTGGGATGATCAGATCATGGCCTGGCAAGGTCAATTCAAACTGTTGGCATTTGACACCCATCACCGTCATCCTTATAGTATTTTTCCCATTGTGCCCAGAGCTTGGTTGGATTTGTTGGGTTATCTAAGCCCGCATCAGATATCAGATGCTTGGCTGAGTCAACAGGCATATCTGCTGGACATCATGCAACGTACCGATATTCAAGTGTTGCATGATCGACATGATCTGACTGGCAACAACAACGACGAAACATTTTTGAATCGGCCCATGCTGGAAGGAAATCCGCAAAATCCCTTGGACTTTCATCATCTTTCACAGATTGATCGACGCCATAAAGATTGTGATGTGATTGCTGACTATTTGGAATCTCAACGTGGGCAGGACATGAGCTTTTTCCGAAATGTATTTGCCGGCAAACAAGATCCTTGGGAAAAACTCAAACTCAACGATGTCAATAAACAAATGATGCAATATGCAGTCAAATATGCAGTGTCTGGAGATAGGAAACCTTTACATGCACTCTAAGCTAGAAGAAAAAATCAAACAGTACTGGAACAGCCAACCATGCAACATCAAACATGGCACTAGTGACATCGGCACGCCAGAATTTTTTCAAGAAGTAAGTCAAAGAAGATATCGTGTTGAACCACATATTGCCGAATTTGCTGGCTTTCATCTGTGGGCTGGCAAACGTGTTTTGGAAATTGGCTGTGGCATTGGATCAGACGCAGAAGAATTTGCCAAGCATGGTGCTGACTATGTGGGTATTGATCTCAGCAGTCAAAGTATTGCGCTGAGTCGACAACGTTTTGAAGTACTGGGGCTGCTTGGCGAATTTCACAATGTTGATGTCACCGATGGTGATGCCTTGCAAAAACTGGGCAAATTTGACTTGGTTTATAGTTATGGTGTGATACATCACTTTCCTGGGATCGATAATATCATTTGCAATGTAAAGTCAGTGCTGGAGCACAATGGAGAATTTCGTTACATGGTGTATGCCAAAAACTCCTGGAAGTATGCCATGATCCAGAAGGGACTGGACCAGTTTGAAGCTCAGGCAGGTTGCCCATATGCACAGGCGTTCAGTAAAGATGAAATTCAAAATCTAATGAAAGATGGGTGGACAATTGAGAGACTGCGACAAGACCATTGTTTCATGTACAATGTAGAAGAATACAAAAAAGGCCGTTATGTATTGGAACCATGGTTTGAGGCCATGTCAGATGCGCATCGTCAAGCTGTGAAGGAATATCTTGGTTGGCATCTGCTGGTCAAGGCAAGAAAAATATGAGCAGACTGTTTGCGTTTGGGTGCAGTTTTACCAACTATCGTTGGAGCACCTGGGCTGATTGTCTTGCACCGGAGTTTGACTATTTTGAAAACTGGGGGCAGAGTGGCGGCGGCAATCACTTCATTTTTAACTCATTAATGGAAGCGGATCAACGGCATCAGTTTGGTGCTGGCGACACAGTAGTAGTGTGTTGGACCAATATCATGCGCGAGGACCGTTACATAAAAGATCATTGGGTGACCTTGGGCAATATCATGACCACACCTATCTTTACCAAAGAATTTGTGACTGATGCGGTGTGTGAACGAGGCAATTTGATTAGAGACTTGGCGTTTATCAAAGCTGTCCATGATGTGTTGTCAGCAAGATCCACAGTGACTTTTAAAACAATCAGCATGTGCCCTATACTACAACTGGATCTTTGGGAACAAACACAGTATCAAAATCACGATGCAGTTGATGTGTACAAGAGTGCGCTTGATAATATATTGCCCAGTTTTACCACAGTGCTGGGGCAGGAATATTGGAATACTGATCAACACAAAAGATTTCAATACCCCGAAGGAAGGGTAGATTATCATCCTACTCCTGCAGAACATTTGGCCTATTTGGATGCAGTGTTACCAGGTTGGGTGACAAAGACAGAAACTCGTGTTAAAATACATGAAGAAAGTTTGAATCTAAATAAAGATCCTTGTCGTTCAGGAATGGCTCGAATAAAAAGACTATAAAGGCAATGCAACATGTTTGGTACTAACGAAATTATTGGCAAGAAGTATTTTAAGGACGCACCTGCAGACAGTTTGTTTGTGACCAGTATGTTCTTTACCCTGCAAGGCGAAGGTCCGTATGCAGGTCAGCCTGCACTGTTCATACGCTTGGCCAAGTGCAATTTGGATTGCAGTTTTTGTGACACATTCTTTGATGACGGCGACTGGTTGACCTTTGATCAGCTGGACCACAAGATGCATGATGCCATTAATGATTTTTGGCACAAACAAGGCCGAGCAACTCCTGCATGGGTCAATGCCAACACAAATGATTATCCCGGAGTGGTCCTGGTAATGACCGGCGGCGAACCGCTGTTGCAGGAAAATATTTCAGCATTTATGAGTCGTCAATTGCCAAGATTCAAGGCGGTGCAGGTGGAAAGCAATGGCATTCCAGAAACTGAGGTACCTGCAGGTGTTACACTGGTATGCAGTCCCAAATGTATAGAGAAAAACGGTGTTGCGGTGAAATATCTTGCACCCAGCAAAACCATCATGGATCGAGCAGACTGTTTGAAGTTTGTTATGTCAGCAGATATTGTCAGTCCATACAACAACATTCCCGAGTGGGCACACGAATGGAAACGTCAAAACCCTCACAAGGAAATCTATTGCAGTCCAATGAATGTGTACAACAGTTTCCCACAACGGATCAAACTGTTGCGAGCAGAAAAAGGCACAATTACCATGGCTGAACGCAGCACAGTGGATGAGGTCATCAGCTTCTGGGAACCTGGCTTGTTGGATCTTTCAGCCAATCAAGCTAATCACGAATACACAGGGCGTTACTGTGTTGAGCATGGACTCAAATTGAATTTGCAGATGCATTTATATGCCAGCTTGGCCTAAGGAACCTCATGGGAATTTTTGATAGATTTAAAAAGAAGCCTCCTGCCAAAGAGGAAAAAGAAAAAGTTATTCGTGTGCCTCGAGCACCAGAAAAAACTGCCAAACAGCTGGCCACAGAGAACAACGAACCTTATGTGGCTATTCTTACCATGGACATAGATCCCAATAACCTGCACCAAGGTGCATTTGAACTAGACTGGAATGAGATATTCATTGCGAGACTGGTCAAGGCCGGTTACATGATGAAACCCACAGACGCTGACTCAGACCTGGTGGATCGGTGGTTCCAGAATGTGTGCAGACACGTGGTGATGGAAACCTGGGAACAGGAACAGGCCATTCGCAACTCAGGAGCACAGTATGTTCGCACTAGAGACATCGGCAATGGACGCAGCGAAATAAGTTAAGGAAAAGATCATGATGGATGGAAGACGAGTTGGTTTCACTGCCTCAACATTTGATTTATTACACGCCGGGCATATCAGTATGTTGCGCGAAGCCAAAGAAGAATGTGAGTATTTGATTTGTGCATTGCAAAACGATCCCACCCTGGATCGGCCCAACAAGAACAGACCAGTGCAGAGCATTGTGGAACGACAACTGCAACTGTTAGGCTGCAAGTATGTGGACGAAGTTTGGGTTTACAATACAGAAAAAGATCTAGAAGACCTGTTACTGATACTGCCCATCGATGTGCGTATACTTGGTGTAGAGTACGAAGGCCGGGAATTCACAGGTCGTGAAATTTGTCACAAACGAGATATTGAATTACATTTCAATGGTCGCGATCACTCATTCAGCAGCAGTGAATTGCGCCAGCGTGTGGCCCAGGCCGAAGACTTAAAAAAGAAAATGGGGGCATGGGAGCCAGTGGGTGCAGATGACACAGGCGGACCCAGCCCACGATGATACTGTACGCCAATGGTTGCAGTCACACCGCGGCTGCCGAAGCAGTTGTGCCAGATGTGTTTGCTAAGGACGACGGGAAGAACGGTATAGATCGTCGCCCACATCCTACAAATCTAGCAGCCAGTTGGTGTACACATTTGGCAAGAGATCTTGGTCGTACCTTGTACTGTGATGCAGAGTCAGCCAGCAGCAACGATCGCATTGCGAGAACCACACGTGAATGGATTGCCAATAATTCAGACAAATTGAACAATACATTCATGGTCATTCAATGGACCACCTGGGAACGAGAAGAGTGGTTGCACCGAGGCACATGGTATCAGGTAAATGCATCTGGGGCAGATTGGGTACCGCAAGAACTACAGCAACGATACAAACAGTTTGTGGTCGATGTAGATTGGGCGGCAAAAACTCAAGAATGTCATGAAAAGATTTGGACCCTGCATACTGAACTGAAAAGTTTGAACATTCCCCATTTGTTTTACAGTGGGCACAGCAGTTTTGGTGATGTCCAAAATCAACATATTTGGGGCACCAGTTACATGTATCCTTACAATCGGCAAGGTACTTACAATACTATTTTACAACAAAACGGGCATGTGCCCACAAAAGGTTATCACTTTGATGCCAAAGGTCATTGCTTTTGGGCCAAGTATGTGTTACAATACATCAAACAACACAACTTGGTAACACATAATGCGCTATCTACTGATTGACACCAGCAACATGTTTTTTCGTGCGCGACACCAGGCGCATCGAGCCGCAGACACATGGACCAAGCTGGGTTTTGCCCTACATTTGACCTTGATGAGTGCCAACAAAGTAGCACGTGATTTGGGTGCTGATCATGTGGTATTCGCACTAGAAGGACGTAGCTGGCGCAAAGATCACTATAAGCCCTACAAAGCCAATCGTGCTGTGGCACGTGGACAAATGAGCGAGTCTGAAGCAGAAGAGGACAAGCTGTTCTGGGAGACCTATGATGAGCTGACTAAATACTTGTCTACACGAACCAACTGTAGTGTCGTCCGCTGTGCCACAGCAGAAGCAGATGACATCATTGCACGTTGGATTGCACTACACCCCCAAGACGAACACGTGATTGTCAGCAGTGACTCAGACTTTGTGCAGTTGATTGCACCTAATGTAAAATTGTACAACGGCATCAATGATCACTTGTTCAGTACCACGGGTGTTACGGACGCAAAAGGCAAAAACTTGGCATTCACTATAGAGAGCAACAGCAAGATCAAAGTTGGCAAAGCAGATGCCAACTTTGTGCCGCCTGTGGATTATCAGAAATGGGTGTTGTTCATGAAGTGCATGCGTGGCGATCCCGGTGACAATGTGTTCTCGGCCTACCCAGGTGTGCGGGTAAAAGGCACCAAGAATCAAGTGGGACTCACAGAAGCATTTGAAGATCGCAATCGCCGCGGCTATGCCTGGAACAATCTCATGTTGCAACGTTGGAGTGACCATGAGCAAGCAGAGCACAAGGTGCTGGAAGATTATGAACGCAATCGCACCCTGATTGATCTCACAGCACAGCCTGATGAGATCAAAGCTGTGGTAGATGAAGCAATACGTGAGCAGATCAGTCATAAGGATGTAGGCATGGTGGGTGCGCACTTTTTACGATTCTGTGGCCGGTACGATCTTACCAAACTCAGCGACCATGCTGAACAAATGGGTCGTTGGATGAATGAAACATATAAAGGGAAGTTAAGTGATTAAATCAGTGGCTATTTTTGGAGATAGCTGGACTGTGGGTTCTTATGAAAAAATTCAAAATTCCAATGATACTACCCCGTTGTCTCTGTTTGTTCCAGGCGTTAATTTACCAGGTATTGAAAAATTATCGAGCAATCCATCTTTTAAACAACTCTTTTCCCATTATGATATAGAGGTTCAAAATTTTTCTGTTGGTGGAAGTTCTAACCATGATACTGTTGAATCTATAGAACAACGCAAAAAAAGTATTAGTGACTGTGATGTAATTTTAGTTTGCCAAACTGATCCACTGAGAAATCTTTGCTATAGAAGAACAACAACAATAGATGCAAATAAAGAATCTATTGTTGTCTCATATTCCGACTTAAACGAATTGGCTGAACAATTATGTAAAGAATTTTATCAATCTTTGTCTAGCATTCAGAAGCAAATTAATGTGCCCTTTGTTCTTTTTGCAGGATGTAGTAAATTATGTGAGCAACATATTCCAGATAATTTAGACTATATTTTACCTTGTTGGACCAAATTGGTTGACACAACATTTTTAAACAGCAGTTATTTTGATTCATGGGAACGTGCATTAAATTTTACAGATTATCTAGTAGATAAGTTCCCGCAGAATGCAACTAGCTTGAAAAACAGTTTTGTTAAAATTGATCATGCACTAGCCGAAAGATCTGCTATATGGCAAACCAATGAAAATTTTGGATGGGTACATGCCGGAGCGGGCGGGTATTACAAAATGTTTGATAAACTTATGCAAAAAATAGGAGAAATAGATGATAGAAGCCAAACCAGTAATTGATAAAAAGTATTGGATACTTAAAAAAGACAATCGCAAGATTGGTGCGCTAGAGGCTGAACCTGATGGTTACACCATGCGTATCTTGGACCAGATCGGCAAGTTCAAGACCATCCCTATGGTGCGTAAAAAAGTTGATATTGAATTTGCACCTGCTGAAAAAACCACCCGGCCAGCACCAGATCAAGTGCATGGTTATGCCACAGGATGTAGAGCACACAATCCCATGTGGGACGTCAAACAGCGATTGCCATTGTTCACAAAAGAACGCAAATCCAAGTCTTGGTATGCCGCAGGTTGGTATGCTGTGAAACAACATCGTGCCTGGAAGATCCTGCGCAATCCCAAACTGATTGTGTTGGAACGTTATCAATATCAAGGACCATTTCATACTCAGGAGGCAGCACGTGACAACTCTCTATCTCACTAAAAAATGAGTTTGCATATAAATCGATTTGTTGACTCAATCAAAGCACACGAAGCACGTGGACAACGAGACTACACCATGCCCATGCGCGATGCCAAGGATTTACACGCAGACATAACCAAACTGTTGTTGACTTTGGAACAACTGCGTGAAAAATCCACACAAGGCACAAAAGTAGTAGAAGTGCAGATTACCGGAGGTAGTTTCAAATCTGCATAGTTATTGGCATAAATAAACGTGGAGTTTAATATGTCAAGACCAAAGCCATCTGTGCTGATTGAGCACACCAACAAACAAACTTACAAGACTGAGCAAGTGCTGGCCTCAGAAGGTGTGTGGGCGGTATTCTTTGATTCCAAACCTATCAATCTTAAAACTGGTAACCTACTCACACAATACCCTGGTCCCAAGTACAAAAAGGTATCGTTCAGCAATCCCGGGCATGCCAAAAATTTAGCTCGCAAACTCAACATACAATTCAAGACTGATAAATTTTCAGTGGTGCTGCTGACACAAGGGGATAAAGTGTATCCCAATGCTGAATAGGTTACAATTCACTGCTGAGCTGATACGTCACTTTCCCGATGCTCCCACTGTGGATGAAGCCATGCGCACCTGGTGGCAAAACATTCGAGAAGATGGCGGCCTGCGATTGAGCTATGAAGGATATCGTGTGTTCAGTGACTGCCTGGAACTGAACAGTTATACATTTGAATTGCCGCAACAACTGTTGACACCCAAGAACTTGATTGTGATGGATCGGCACATGGCATCACCCTACTACATTGTGAACAATCGCAAACACAACCACATGGTGATGTTTGGCAGTCGCGAAGCCATGATGGCTGCCTTGTATGGCGACATCAAAAAATTTATCTCAAGCCTAACCTACTGAGCTGCTCACAGTCACGCAAAAACCGCAGTTCCATCATGGTGGGATAATCGTCCAACAAGAATTCACGCTGAGCACGTAAGCGGTCACGATAGGGTGCAAGATTTATCTTGCCCAGTATGAGATCCTGATTCAATTCCAGGGCCAGTTGGATTCGTTGATCATTGGGCATGTGGTCGTAACTCACGTTCACTATGTCTGTGAACATGTCAAAGCCCAGTTCCACACAATCTTGCACAATGCCTGAGTATCCAATCACAATGGGTATCTGTTCGGCCAGCATGGCCATAAAAGTCTTTTCAGTGATTATGCCGGGTGCAACATCATACTGAGTTTCTGTCACAATGTTCACTGCACAACTGCCATACACATCTAGCAACCGTATGAAATTGTCTTCGTTCTCAGTGCCCCGATATGTGCTGTAATCCCATTGAGTCAATGGCACAGCATCGTGGTAACTGAAAATGCCATTGGGCCAGTTTTGTAAAATTTCTTTCACTTGAAATCTATGTGGGCACATTCTGCCATTCAAACACTGCCAGGCCTGAGTCTTGGGCATGTGCGGCATGTGCTGCCATTCATTCCATCTGGTGTGTAAATTTTTTACAATCTGATATTCATGCACATTAAATTCAATCAGTTTGATTGGGCCTGTGTAGTAGTTTTTGAGATTGTGCGGCCAGTGTATGACCACCACTTGATCAGCATGCTGTTGATATTTTTGTTCAACCTGTTCAAGTTCTAGTATTTTACCATGTTGATTTGTGATAAAATCTTGAAAATGCATGACCAACAGTGTGTTGGGTTTGAATTCAATATCAGGCAGTTTGATCGGCCATCCCCGGTGTTGATTGTAGGGAGGGTCAAATGTGTTCCATACCCCATGCACATCAAATCCCAAATCTGACAGAGTTTTGTGAAAAAATACTGTGTAGTCCATATGATATTTACTAAGTAGATCATGTACTGGAATAATCCTATTCTTGAATTTTCGTGGCCCAGTGATCAAGATCCCATCAAAGGCCAATATTTGTTTTACAACCCCAAGTGTTCATTTGACAATGTTGACACAAATCAACGACTACAAGATCTTTGCGATTGGGCCAACAATTGGCTGTTGCACGACGGCATCAATTTGTTTGTGGCCGATCAACGTAACCACTATGACATCGCCAATTTGGTCAAGCTCAACATGTGGATAGCAGACATAAGAAAACAAGGGATTATCAAACCCTGGCTGATGTTGGATCAGGGCAACGGCACATACATAGCAGGTACTGGAGACTCTAGATTGCGTTGCCTAGAGTGCATACCCGAAATTCAAACAGTGCCTGCATTTGTTAGTACCTGTGAGTCACGTGCTCATCTCTACAGTGATCTAGAACCAGTGACAACATTTGATCAATTTGCCACATTGTGCGGGGCTGATCCGGGTCAGTTGTTTTTGTTTAAATTTGCAGATGGTCAAGCCACACATGGCATGTATTGGTATGAATACAACAGTGCAAAAACCAGATCAATCACACCTGGCGAATCCTGGTGTGTGGATGTGTTTGCAAGATACGCTGGCACACAGTCTAATTTGGTAATTGACCATGTATGGTTTGGTCAATTGGTACCCTGGCACAATTACACAGAGTAAGTCCAATAATTGATTTGCAAACATCTACGAACTTTTTCAAAGTACGTGGCAGGGTATCCGTGTACAGTTTCTACGCTGGGGACAAAAAAGAAACAACGGTTGTCTTGACTTTCAATTCGATAACCATTGACTAATTCTGTGCCTGGATAAAGCTGTTCGTGATTGGTGTAGACCATGGCAGTGAGGCGCTTTTCCAAATGATCATGATGCGGTTCTAAGTAAAAATCTCCCCAGTCACTCAACACCTCAACTCTGGGAAACATGTCTTGAAAATTTTGTTTTGTGTGATATTCAAAATATTCCCTGACAGGCCCTTGCTGCAGGGATTGCCACAACTCATACAAAGCAGGATACTGTTCGGCGGTTTGATCTGTCACAAACAACCGGTCAGAACCTACCCGTCGTCCATGCACTTGCTGTTGTGTCTTGACAGGTACACTTTTTAATTCATCCAGGCACTGTTGACTTAGAAAGTCATTTACTATCCAATGTTCCCAGGGCAGTTGATACTTAACTGTTTCGATAAAAGGTATTTTGTGCAATTTGTTTCCAATCTTGATGCCTATCGCCTGTGGGCTCAATCTTCACATTCAACCAAGGCAAAGCATCATTGGCGTGTCCAGTAAATCCTTGTTTGGGCAACAACAAATCTGGCCACTGTCGCAAAAACTGATTTTTTAATATTGGCTTGGTTGTTGTATTTACTTTGAATTCCCAGGGCAAATTCAGTGCAAACTGCATTATGCGTTTGTTCATAAAAGGGTTGCGTGTTTCCTTGCCCCAGGCACCACCAATTCGATCTTGACCCGGGGCATCACATCCAACCACTTGGTACCAATAGTCCATGAGCAAGGTGGCCTGCCGTGCATCGCCATTGTAGGCAGTCAAACAGCGTTGCCACAATTCAGGATCTCCAGCTTGGCTGTAAGGACTGTAGCTACGTTCTGCGGAATAATCAATGTGTTGATACACTCCATAACCTCCAAACAATTCATCTGCTGCCAGCCCGGTAAACAACACTCTAGACTCAGTGTTTTTTGCCACCAGCCATTTGCCCACAAAACTCCAACTCTGAGCAGGCATCTGAGTTCTTTCCAACAGTGCATGATATTGTTCAGCATATTGTTCAAAAGACACTGGCAATAATTTTAAATTTAAAATTTGATCTGGCTGTAAAAATTCTTTGACTCGATCCACTACTGGGTCTTTGCCGGTCATGTTTATGCTTACAAGTTCGGCCTGCGGTAATTGAGACAATATCAAATTTGAATCTACTCCACCAGAATAGCTGATGGCTGCTGAACATTCTGGTGTCATTTCTTGCATGACTCTGGTCCACAGCCAATCAAATTCTTCCTGTACTTGTGCTTGTGTTCGATGGTGATCGGGATTGATCCATGACCAAATGTTGTCTAAGGATATGTCTGGCACGTGATCAATGTACAGTCTTCCAGGTTCCAACCGTTCAATGCCCTGCCAGGGCGTTTGAGTTTGCATGGTCCAACTCTTGTTGACATATGGTACCTGTACTTTATTTGTGCTGACATAGGTCAATATGGGCGCAACTTCCGAACATACAATCACAATGTCGTCGTCTTGGTAACGATACAGATAGTGTTCGCCCTGCGGGTCTGACGCATAGGTCACACAATCACCGTCCCAGTACACCCAAGCCCAAGGTCCTTCAAAGTATTGAAACTTGTTGCGATTGCTCCGGGCTGCTTGATAGGCCAGTTCCGTATCATTGCTGTAGTGTCCGTGCCAGCGATGATTGTAGATTTCTCCATTGTAGGCAAAGAAGTCCGGCTTTTTTTCATTGTAAAAATCTGCCGAGCCTGTGATGTGCAACACCGTTTGTGCCATGAAAACTCGATCACTGTGTTGATAACGCACAAAGTCTGGGCCGCGACTTTGCAGTACTTTCACGGCCGCAAGATGTTGGGGCAACGGCTTGGCTGTGCGGCTTTGCACATACAATATTCCGCACATTATTTTATTTTTTCTAGTACACCAGGCCACCAGGCAGCAAAGTCTGCAGGCCATTGCTGCTGCATGGATCGCAACAGTGCGATGTTGTTATCGGCGGCTTGAGCACAACGATCAGTGATATCTTTTTGTTGGAACTGTTGTGTATTTTCTACGGCTTCGAACAAAAAGTCTACCATTTTGTCACCATAAGCTGCGGTGCGATTCTCAATCATGCTGTCGTATTTGTGCGTGACTACATCTGCCAGTGTATCAAATCCCAAACTAGCTAACCGAGCCACAGTGTGACGTCCCGAATACAACTGCCAAGGCACAGGCAAACACAAGGCTCTAAATGTTTTTTCACTCAGGGCCACAGTGTTGTCACTGCTGTAGGTTTCCATCACAATGTTCATCCAGGCTGACTGATGCACAGTGGGTTGATCCAAATCATGGTTACGATAAGGCACCGCATCCAGTAGCATGTTGTAGGTGTGATCATAAACTTCATGATACTGAGATTCCAGCTGTTGGTACTGACGTTGAAAATTATCACGCAGGCCTGTATCGCTGGCATTGTCACCATCCCAGGACCAGCAGTTGAAATTGACATAGTCCACGGCGTAGGGAAATTGTGTGGATTCTGAGCAAAAACATTGATCAGTTCTCATCTGCAGTTCCAAAAACATTAACATACGTTTTTGGTCTAATCGATTCACTGCAAAGTTGAATCTGCGGTCAGGTTGCCAGGTCAGACGTTCGGGAACATGTGTATAGATGCCAAAGAAACTGTCAGGCAATCGAGCCACTTGATATTGAGTGGGTGCGCTGCACCAGGTGTCTGTTATGATCACAGTGTTGCGATCAAACATGTAAGGCAGTTTGAGATCATAGTTGGTATTGCAGGTGGTAAAATCATCTACCAAACAAACCACCACAGTTTGATCGCCGCGCTGCCATACCTTGTTGCTGTGGTCCTCGGCAGTGTAGCCCAAGGCAATCAGTTGACCGCGGAAAAAATCCATCAAGGTGTTTTCGTGCCAAATACAACGGCTCTTGACAAATATTTCGTTTTCGTATATGTTGTGATACAAGTCAGGCATGCAAATACTTATAGTACTCAAGTGTTACCGAGTGCAAAAATCAAAAGGTAATACTTTTGTAGTAGTACATTTTGGTTGACTCGAAATGCCCGAAATGCTATAATACACACATGACAAGAAAGAAACGTGTTGATCGAACCCACATTGTGTACACAATCCAAATCGGATTGGAGTACTACATTGGTATTACCGCTAAAACTCAGCGCACCATAAACATGAGCCTTCGTAGCCGTGTGAACAAGCACATCTACCGTGCTCGCACAGAAGACAAGAGCTGGAACCTGTACGAAGCAATTCGCACCGCAGGCGAAGCCGCTGTAAACTACGCCGTGGTGGACACGGTGCGTGGCAAAGATGTTGCACACCGACTCGAGCGCGAGTTAATACAAAAGTACACACCTGCACTCAACACTGATGTGCGTGTAAAATCGGTTGCCCAATAATTCCCAAAATGTTATAATAATGGCATACAAAGCAAAAAGGATATAAAAATGAATGCATTACAGTTTATTGCAGATTACAATGAAAATTTTGGATCACCAGGTGTTGTACGTACCATGCAGGTGTTGACAGAACAGTTTGACCGATTGACAGCAAGCGAAAAGGTGCTGTACGCAGAATTTCTAGAAGAGATCGCTGTGGTATTGCAAAACAACAAACAATCCTAACAGTTGACAGGTTATCCAAAAGAGCATATAATACACACATGAACACAAAGGAGTCGCAAATGGAACAGTTGAAATCTTGGGAAGACATGACAGATCTTGAGCAAGCCCAATGCACTTATTGGGACATGTACAAGGACGCTTATGGCCATCGTCCCCGCGGTGTTGACACCTCCAGCTGGACCTTTGCAGACTTCGAACAAGAGTTTGCCAGCCTGGGCAGTGTTATCCAGCGTGAAGAGGCTGACCGCAAGACAGCTGAAGCTGAAGCCGTTGTCAAGTTCGAAGACCGTGTGACCAGTCTCATGCACACCGGCGCTGACCGTGAGCGTGTGGTTGCATGGCTCATGGACGCTGAACATGCCAATGGCGACTTTGAGTATTTCGCTTTCACCCAGGGCTTGCCCTACGGTTATTTTAGAAAGGCAGCATGATGAAGTTCACAGTTGAATGGCATGACAAAATGCATCGTTGGGACGTGGTTCGTTGGGACACCACTGCGGAAGGTGCGCGAGTTGGTACCACTATAGACCGATGTGCCACCATTGAGGATGCTGAAGAAATTTGTGCATATCACATGGACATGATGAACCCCACCCTGTGGGCCGAAGTAGGTTGTGAATTTGATCGGGAGACAGCATAATGGCAGGCAAAGCAAAATCAGTCTATCTCACAATCACTGAGAAGGGCAAGCACACGGCTGTATTTCGCAAGGTGTTTTTCAATGCCACGGACTACAACGCCTACGTCAAAACCGACGAGTTCAAGGCCCAATGGCCTGCCGAACAGTTTGACATCATAAAGGAAACATACTAACATGATGCCCGCAGGAAAGTACTACATTGGCGACTTGTGCTATGTCATGGCCGATGAAGAGTGGCGTGAAATTTGCAACATCATCATAAAAGAGCCCCGCATTCTTGACGGCGAATTTGAACTGCCCGATGGCCGCAGGTTTGCCATCTACAGCACTGCCTACGGTGACGGCACCTATCATGATCAACACGGCCATGCATACAGTGTAGACGCAGGAAGTATTGGTTGTATTCGATTGGACGATATAAAGTACGTTGACAATTTTGATCAATTCTTGGACTTGGGTGCTATTCAAGAGTTTGCAGAACCGTTTGCAACTGGCTCACAAGGCGGACAACTCCAGTTTGGACATGTCGTAATTGAAACTGATGCTGTTGACTGGTATGAGGATGAACTATGACTAAAATTGTGATCAATGTTTGCCACGGTGGCTTCGGACTCAGTCACAAGGCTGTGCTGGCATATCTTGAACAGAGTGGCCAACAGGTCTGGGCCGAGGCCGACAAAAAGTACAGCGGCTTGATTCCGTTCACTTACTACCTGGTACCACCAGAACTGCGCATAGAAGGCACTCCTGACAACTGGCATGACATGACCTTGGCAGAACGTCAAGCACACAATGCCGCGTACAGTGAGACCGTGTTCTATGATCGCGATGTGGCTCGTGATGATCCGTACCTGGTTCAAGTGGTTGAACAACTGGGTACCGGTGCCAACGGACGTCACGCAGACCTAAAGATTGTTGAAATCCCTGATGATGTCAACTGGTACATCGAGGAGTATGATGGCCGCGAATGGGTGGCCGAACGTCACCGAACTTGGGAATAAATAATGAGTATGACAAAAAGTGCAAATGGAATTCAAGGATGTTTGATACGCGGCCATGACGGAACCTATTACTTCCGTGTGTACGATGCTGATCACAATTTTCAGGACTATGATTTGATGCACAGTGATCTTAGTGTGACAATAACTGATCCTGATGCGTTCTTTTATGAAGATAAATCAGGCGACAGGCTGGATCATGCCCCTGCTACACTGGGACTCGAATAGTGGCCACTGTGCCTAACGATGATTTTGACATGCCGGATCTAACCGACGAGATGATAGCAGAGTTTCGTCCGTTGAATGTACTGGCACAAACTGACCTACACCTGGGTGCGGCTGTGGTCCGTCCCGTCAGCAAGCCCAAAGTGGCACCGTTTGATCTGTCAGGCACTGTGATAGACGCTGTGATAGGCTCCATGTGCCTGGCCTCAGCCTGGATTTTTGTGCAGGCATGGACATGGGCGTTGTTCAGTTAAGGCGATAAGTACTTGCATGGATCAACCACGCCGAGTAATACCCATACAAACCACACAAGCACCTGACGTAAGACCGGTCGTGAATGACCACGATCCGCACGTGAAACTGTCCGAAATGTTTGTGACAGCCCCGCCGGCACCGCCACCTGAAGTTCGTAAACAAAAAAATCTAACTGAAGTCCATACCACCTACGACATCACCAGAAAAAATCGTGTGGCCCTGATCGTTGCACCCGAATGGACTCCTACATCTCCTCCTTACGGTATTGCTAGAATGACTGCACTCAGTCGTGCCAGCGGGTTTGCCACACGAACCTGGGATATCAATATCATGGCCATGCACGAAGCCAACTGTAGACAATATTGGTCAGCATACGAAGACTGGAAATGGCAAAATCCTCACTACAGCCAGCATGTTCATCCCTTGATTGAACCAACCTTGCTCAAGTACATGCAACAGGTATGCGAGTGGGCTCCCACAGTGATTGGATTTGGTACTTGGTATACCAATGATTCATGCACCGTATGGATGGCTCAAGAATTTCGAAAACGCATACCTGGGGTTATAATTATATTTGGTGGTGCCAATGCCACACAAATGAAAATCACTGATACGTCGGTTGCTGACCATATTGTCAGTGGCGAAGGCGAATTATTGTTTGTGAAGATATTGGAAAACTTAGAAAACCCCACTGAACAACTGCCACACATCTTGACACAGAGTAAAGATCAACGTGTGGACTTGGATTCAATGCCACCAGCTGATTACTCTGATCTTGATGTCCGACTATATGACAATCAAGGCATTACCAGCGAGTTCAGCCGCGGGTGTATTGCCAACTGTGTGTACTGCAATGAAACTGTGTTTTGGAAATTTCGAGCCAGACAAAATCATCGAGTGCTAGAAGAAATTGAAATTGTGTATCGTCAACAAGGCATACGCAGTGTGCAATTTATTGACAGCTTGCTCAACGGCAACTTGAAAGAATTGCGAGCATTTGCAGAAGGCTTAATTGAAAGAGAAATCCGTGTAAATTGGGGAGGATACTGTCGTGTGGACGGCAAGATGGATCGTGACTTTTGGGCACTGTTAAAAAAGAGTGGTGCGTCAGGATTTGCATTCGGTGTGGAATCAGGTTCGCAAAAAGTGCTGGACCTGATGAAGAAGAATTGCCGGGTGGAATGGATTGAACAAAATTTTTATGACCTTGCAAAAATTAATATGTGCAATCAATTTGCCACTTGGTTTACAGGATTCCCTGGAGAAGAACTCACTGATGTTGCACAGACCATGACCTTGATGTGGCGCCTGCGCAACTCGGGCATGGGCGCACAAAGTTCTGGCACTTGCGGTCTAGGACACAACACCCCATTGGATTTAGAACGTGAGCGATTTGGGGTCGCTGCACAACAATGGAGTTGGGGTTGGGCCACACAGGACATGCGCAACACTGTTTTTCACAGATTCATGAGATTCAAATTTACCAACATATTGTTAGAACAGTTTAGATTGCACAACACTGTGCGCACATATACTCAACATCACCAGTACCCTGATTTAAAGAATCAATATTCAATTGAGTACGATCCTGCCAACTGGGCAGAAACAATTCCATGGGAAAAAGATTTTGATTATGAAATTATAAAAGAAGATGTTGGTGTTGTTGCCAACACATTGATCAACGAGCCTTGGCCGTTGTTGCGTGTTTTTTGGTTGGCCATGGGTGCATACAAGTTCCGTGTGGAATTTGAACCCGAAAGAGATCTAAAAGAGTTTGGATATTCACGTTACCCACGCGGCGGTGAACACAGATTCTGGGGCACATACAGTTTTGAAATTGACGCTGCCGGTGCCTGGACTGCCAACTTTGACTCCAGATTAGAAGCTGATCCTTACAACAATCAACCCACCAATTTCCATCATGTGTATGCTGGAACTGGCACGTGGTCACGTCCTTTAGAGCAAATTGCTCTAGCTGAGATCACGGGCTAAAGCGTTATATATACATGAAGCGAGAAATCATCAACCAAGTACGAGAACTGCTGGACCGCAATCTCAGCACCGCAGAAATAGCACACAGAATGGGTGTTGATCCAGATTTGGTTCAACTGGCCATACACACCATCAACCAACTGTTGACTTGATCTAGCAAGTGTTGACAAACACTTCGCAATATTATATAATTAGAATCCATAACACAAGAAAGGCCCCTTATGGAATTCTTACCAGTATTAGAACTGATCGATAGACTCTGCATTGCCAGAGTAAAACACGCCAGGACCCAAGGTGCAAATCAAGTTGAACTTGATTGGTACGAGGACAAGTATCAACAACTGTCCCAAAGCTCAGAATTGGATCAAGTGATTCAGGCCATGACTGATATTCACCATGCCATTTGGGACCTGGAATGGCAACTCAAAAGCGGTGTAGAACAAATGTTGAGTCTCCAGGAGATTGGGCGACGAGCCATTGCCATCAGAGATTTCAACAATCAACGCATTGCCTACAAAAATTCTGTAGCATCCATTTTGGGACATGCTGTGAAAGAAATCAAACAGGACCACCTGGCAGACGGCACTGTTGACTATAAATAAAATTCCTGTTACAATACACATGTAGGGCCGTTAGCTCATTCGGTTAGAGCAGAGGACTCATAATCCTTTGGTGCGGTGTTCGAATCACCGACGGCCCACCAAACAATCTGGCGTTCGTTCAACGGATAGGACATGATTCTTCTAAAGTCATTATAGAGGTTCGATTCCTCTACGCCGGACCAGTAAATAACAGCATACGAGTATGGGGGAACAGGTAGACCCAGCAGACTTAAAATCTGCCGCCATTGGCGTACCGGTTCGACTCCGGTTACTCGTACCAATAAGTACCAATAAGTACCAAAGGAACTGACATGAGCAACATCACCATAGAACCACAGCATGAGAGTGAAGGCACAGACGACGACTTCTTTGATGACCTTCGTGGCCAATGGGCCCAGATGGAGGCTGAGCGTAAGCAGTCTGATGAATTCAAAATCAACAACATGGAATATGACATGAACCAGGCCGACTGGTTTGTGAGCCTAGTGCGCGGCAGTGATGACTATGCACAAAACTTGTATGCTGCCTTGTGCAACAACAGTTTCCAAAAACAAGATGTTTGGCTTGTGTTAAAAGATGCCTACTGGTCATGCAGTTGGCGTTACGCTGGCGGGCTTGTAGCTGATTTGAGAGACGTGGGCGAAGACTACATGAACTGGTACTGTTCAGGCATTGGCGACAAGACTGACAGCAACTTTGTTGGTGAAGGCAATGTTACCGACCAAATTGCCGCAGATTTGGCCATCCTGGGATGGCGTGTGGCCGAGGAGCCCAGCAGTGAATAAAGGGTAAATAAGAGTTATTGCTGTATGAAGTGATGAGAAAAGTGTTCTGGACGGGGGTGCGAATCCCCCCAGGTCCACCATAAGAGGTTTAATGAGTATAAGCTGTCCTTACTTAAACGCTGATGAACTTTGTAGCATCTATGAAACTCGTCCTAGTTGTTGTAGAAACTTTCCTAATAGAAATACAGGAATGTTTTGTTCAGAAACTAAATGTGTTTATGATGCACTTGATAATTTAGATTGTGCTAACTGTAAAGATAAGTGTTGTAAGCATTTAGAAATGGAAGTATTTGATATTAAACTATTAGATATTTCTTGTTCGACTTGTAAGGAAACTTACTGTTCGAAATAGACTTTTTATGATGGGCCTGCATAGTTTCGACAGGGCAACAAGTACCAGAGTGGACAGCACGGTAGGCGATGACCGTTAATCAAGCAAAAAACGTAAATGCAAACGACGAACAGTTCGCTTTGGCAGCCTAAACACTGCCTAGGG